CTTGATCGAAACCTTGAAGCGCAGCCGCGGTTCCGTAGATATAAGGGTCGAACTCAATTAAATAGGCCGTGACTGCGGCGGCCAGTTCGTCAAGCGTTGATGCTGTCAATTTTGTGGTTAGCATTATTTTCTCCGGTTCCATTTTTCGATGGCCAACTCGACCGACTGGGCGCCGTCCTGGTGCGGTCCGATGGTCAGACATTCGGGACAGCAGATCGCAATGATGCCGATCTCGATCTCGTCAACCTCTACGTCATCGTGGCCGCAGAAGGGGCAAGCGTTTATTACCGTCTTGCGCTCCTCTGCGCGGTTGGCCAAATAATCCTCGCGCTCGGTATATTCTCGGTCTAGTTGGTTAAATGCGTTGCTGCTCATTTTTCTTCTCTGTCTTGAGTTTTATGGAAATAGCTGCACCCATCCGTTTTGCAAAAATAGTAAACGCCAATGCCGCCACCGGCTAGGCCGTAACCCATGTCGAGCGTGTCGTTGCCGCACAACGGGCAGTTGTCGTTGTCTTGATTCTCCTGTAAATCTGTTTTCATTTTTCGATCCTCCCGTATTGAACCAATCTGTATTTGTTCCGAGATCCATTCTGGCGCCAGATCTTCAATGCTGTGCGGCCGCCTTCACGGCTGAATTTAGGATTAACTACGGGATACCAGCATCCATCGTGCAACACTTCGACAACCCATAATATCTTTGTCATTTTATGCTCCCGTCGCAGCATGATTAAATTCATCCGCGGTGACCATGCCGCCGGGGTCTAGGCTCACCACGATTTGTTTAGCGTAGCTCTTGATGATAACGGTGTCGGGAATGCCAGCTTTGTCAGAGCAATAGATCCGCAAGGCGTCTTGCAATTCTTTTGTTGAGATGACTGCCGTTTGAATTCTCATTTCGTCACCTTTTTAACGCGTTTAGCTGTGGCGGCTTTCTCCCAGGGTAAATCGTCGATCATGTCTGCAAACGGGTCGGCTGCCGGGGCTTTTATGTTGCAGTCAAACTCGGTCTTGATGGCGGTCAGACCGGCGTCACCCAGCATTGTTTTATCGGCCAGGTTGGTAATGTCCTGACTGCTGTATACCGGTTGCTGGAATTCCAAGCCGGTCAGCTTGTGGCGGTATGTCAAAAGATTATTGGCGCTGGCGTCCATCAGCTCCGCAAACCGTCCGAGCAAGGTCGGTATGTGGCGGTGCTCTCCGCAGCCGGCGCGCTGGGCGGTTACATCCATATCAGGGCGACCCTGCGCGCACGACCAGCGGCCGTCCCCATCCATCTCCGGAGTGCTGTGGGCGCAGGTTCGGCAGCTCACGGCCGGCGCTTCGGTTTCGTAGCACTGATCCTTAAACCGGCAGAACTTGCAGGTAAAACCAGCTGCGCTGTCGGCAATCGTGACTGCGGGCTCCGGCGCTGTAATGATGCGTTCTGCGCGCTGGAGCGCCCGGTCGAATGCGTCCTGGTCGAATTCGATGCGCTCGGCGTGGATCTCGTCGGTGTCCTTGTTGACCATCAGATACATGGCACGCGTTAGGCCAGCCCAGCCCATGTATACTTGCATTTGCACGTAATGCTGCGGTTTGGACTCCTTTACGCTTTTTTTTACCATCGTCGCAAACGACTTAGCATTTGCGGTCTTAAATTCCAACAAATGCGGCGTCTTTGGCGCTTCAGGCAAGCCCAGCCCAACGCCGTCGAGACTACCGGCGAAATGCCCGCCAGCGGCCTTGTAGCGCCACTGGTTGCCGTCTGCGTCCTTATCCCACACCTCGACACCTATCGCGCGCAAGTCGGCAATCAGGCGCGGTTCCTGGTGGTTGCCGCTGTCAAACAGGCGCAGCATCCGGCCATCGAAGTCGGCCGGCTTTGCCCAACGGAACGACAGCCACAGGTATCTGTCGCACTCGTGGCCGATCTCAGAGGCGCCGAGGTGCGGCCGGCCATGCCGATCGGCGGTCTTTTCGTAGTGCTCAAATATTGCTTTTCTGGTGCTGTTTTGCGGTTCTGGCAGTTCCATACATCCTCCGATGACGCCGGGGCGTTGCCGCCCCAGCGGGTTAGTTTACTTGCGCGCTGCCCAGGGTGCCGCTGCCGGGACCTTGCCAGCAGCAAAGCCTGCCGGCGCGGCTGGTTTGGCTTTCGGCGCCGGTTTGCTAGCCGCAGGCGATCCGTCTGCCTGTGCGTAGCCTTTGATCCGGTTGGTCTGCTGGCCGGACATCGGGTTCAGTTCCTGAATCACATCAACAATCAACGGCCGGTCGTGGAGCTCCTCGCTGTCGGACGGCGTGATGATGCCGACGCAGTGACAGATTGCGCTCAACTCGCGCTCGGCAATGCCCACCGCGGTTGCGTTGGGGTTAACCAGGTTGAGCCTGGACCAGAGTTTCCGGCCGTCGTGCTGGCCACCAGTAACGGAGAACGTCAGCTGCAGGTATTGGCCAGTGCCGGCTTTGGTGTCCTTCATCTCGCTGTCGGTGATGATCACCTCGTAACGTCCCACAGGCAGGGCGTCAAACGACTGTTGCGGTTCGACTGCTGAAGCGTCAAAATTTAAAGAGGCCATAATTATTTTCCTTTAGGTTGGGTTGTTTTTACTGCTGGTGCTTCGGTGGTCATCATTGCGTCTGCCAATTGTGACCAATCAAGCGGCAGTGATTCGGGTAATGAGTAGCGGTTCTTGGCAAGGTAGGCCGGCTTCTCGCTGGTGTAGAGCAGGCGTTCGCCGGTCGAAATGCCGCGGCTGACTTTGTTATTGAAGCCCACATCAGACGACTTTACGATCGTCTTGTAATTTGCGAATCCCACAATGTCGCACCATTCTTGAACAAGCGCACTGCTTCGCGCTTGCAGCTTGGGTTGGTAGCGTTCATAAGGCTCTACTTCAGGGCTGTCAAAACGCTTGATCTCGCAGTGCGCCAGCAGGATAGACGCCATTCCTTTGGCACGCAGGGCGGTCAGATCCTCCAGCACTTTGCGCCAGAGGTCGGCGGCAATAACCGCACCCTTTCCATAGGCCAAGTCTTTGGCTTCATACTGGCCGTTAATCTGCTCCCATATCAGGTTGTCGAGCCAGTCGAGAGAGTCGATCACCACGGTCTGAAAATTGTGCTCTCCCTTGAGCGCAGTCAGTGCCTCCTGCACATCCTTGTAGCTTTTGGCGACCGGAAAGTGATCCGCTTCCAAACGGCCTAGGCCATCTTCGGTCAGAATGAAGATGGGGTTCGGGGCGCTGGCGCCGAAGGTTGTTTTGCCTAGCCCATGCGGGCCGTAGACCATGATGCGGGGTGGTTGCAGAGTGGTATTGCGGGATATTGCCTGTAGGTTAATTGCCATGTTTCCTCCGATTAAATACTAAACAACAGAACAAGAAAAATCCAAAATGCCGCGAGTGTTGCGATAGCGCACGCGGCGGCGCCTGTGATTTCTAGAAAGTTCATTCTTCGCTCGCGTCTGCAATTTCTTGCGCGAGTTCTTCAACAATGTCGGTATCGATATAGTGTTTCTTGAGCATTTCCTGTACTTGGTCGTAAAGGCGATCGATGCGTGCCTGCACTGTAGTTTGATCACTGCTCAATACCGCGACCACCAGTTCAAACGCAAAACTGGTATCCAAGTTCTCCGACACGAACTCGTAGAGATCCACTCGCGCCACGCCACGACGCGGGAAGCGGCCGTAGTCCATTACTTCATCAACGATGTCGGTCAAGGCGTCGGCCCGGTCGCGCTCGGTGACTTCTGCGCGCTTTCTGCTCAACGGGTAGCAGCGGGGGCAATCTTCGGATCCGCAGTTGCAGCGTTCTGGTGTTGGCATTTTGTTGCTCCTTGTTGGTCGGTCGGTTGGGTGCGCCCCCGAAGGGGCGCGGGTTGTTAGGCGGCGTTAATTAAAAGTTTTTTTTCATCTGTTTTCGCATTAAATTCTGCTTGTTTGCTGGCGGCACATTTATCGCACTGATGTTCTATTTTTTCTTTTTTGAATTCTGACCAATTTGCTGATATTGGCGTGCGGAGCAAATTCCTGCCGCAAGCTGATTTATAAGAAAATCCGCCGCCGCTTTTGTTGAGGTGAACCTTACGCATGATGTTTTCCTTTAGGTCGGTTGATTGATTTGCTGCCGTGCTAAAACGAATCA